GTAACATTTTTTAAATCATCACATGCTTTTTTATATTCCTCATCTTCATTATACCACCTATAATGCGTTGTTCTATCAATACCCACATTTTTACAAGCAGTTGTAATAACACCTAAAGATTTTTCCAATGCTTTGATCATTGCTTCTTTTTTAGGTGTTGCATTTTGTTGTTTTTCCATTTGACAAAAATATAAAAAAAAAGAGGGAAACCCTAAACTGTGACTCACTGTAGGCGGGTAACCCTCTCTAAATGCCCAAGTTAGTGTAACTTTATTGCAATGCATTGCAGTTTCCTATTTCTTGAGCATAATTAAAACTAAAATTAATAGTAAATGTAATTTGGCATTTCTGGTTCAATTTCTTTTTTATGTATTTTATATAAAATGTCTAAAACATTTGACCACTTTTCTTCTAGAAATATATTGCCATCATTTGTAGCTATATTATAAAGCAAAGATCCAAGTTTATTGATTGCTTCATCTAAAGAATCAAAAGTTTCATCTGTTTCTTCCATTTCAAAATTAATTTGGTAATTTTCTCTGTATTGAACATTAAAAGCAGTAACATTTGCAATGTAACCATACCAAATAGCTCTTGCTAAAACATCTGCTGGTGATTCAAATTGTGATCTTTCTTCTGCAATTTTCAATCCTTTAACAGTAGATAAAATTTTATCATTTGATGTTAAAGTGTTTGTTATTTTTGAAATTTCCTTTTCTGATAATAATAATACTGACATAATAGTTTTTTTTGTTTGATTAATATAGTATAAATATAAAAAGAATATTTTAAATAAAAAAATATTTTTAAAAAAAAAGAAATTTTTTATTAGAGCGATAGGGTAGAATCGAACTCCTCTTTTTAACTGGATGTTAAATGTGCAACCATTACACTTCTATCGCATTTTTAGGATATGGTTTTTTTAATTTTATACACATTTCTTTTAAATCTTTTGTTAAAGGATATATGTATTTTCTTTTACCTTTTGTTATATATTTTTCTGCATTGACATCTATGTATTTTCTAACACTTTCTAAATTTTGTTTTACACCTTTACCATATATAGTTTTATTATGTACTTTTTTTCCTTTAATTAAATAGCCAGATACAGTTCCTTTATTATATTCACCCTCATATATCCAATTTGTTGCTTGATATATTATTCCTGTATGATTTTGATCTATATCAGCATAACTAATTATAATTTTACATAAAGGTAATTTTTTTTTTATCAATTTTAAACTTAATGATAATGCTTTGCTAGTACTTTCTTGTTTACCATTTAATGCCATTCTAACTAATTCTATTGCTTGACCTTGTTTAAGTTTATATGGTTTTGCTAGATTATTATTGGCACCTGTTCCATATAAAATAACTCCACACCAATCATTAGATTTGTTAAAGACAGAAAAACCGAACACATTAAGAGGTATACTTTTAGCATAATGAAATTTTAAACAAGCATATTTAATTGCTTTATATGATGCTTTTTCTAATCTCATAATTCACCTGCACTAACTGAATAATATGCTTTGTCATATTTATCTAATATTTTTGATATATATATTTCTGCATTTTCTAAATCATTTTTATTTTTAAAAGTAATTTTCATAGTAGGAGGTTTGTTGTTGTCATCAGCTGTCAATTCTTCAAAATCAGGTTCCTCAATATGATCATCTACTTGCCAAAGTTCTAAACCCCAATCTTTTAATTCTTGTGTGTCCCATCCATTAGCAAGTATGTCCCAATCCCATTCACCAAAACCAACATTATCTTTGATAATAAATTCTTGTTTTTTTTCTTCAGACCAATCTTTTACTTGATTTACTGGCACTTTTGTAACACCAGCTTTTTTAAGTGCTTTTAATCTCATGTTACCACCTAAAACCATAAAATTTTCATCTATAACTAAAGGCCTAACATTAATCATTTCTGGAAATTGTTTTATAGATTTTACCAGTTTTTTAAATTTTGAATCTGTGATATATCTTGGATTCTGTGGATTTTCCTGAATTTTATTTATGTCAATTTTTTTCATGATTCCTGTTATTATACAAATATAAATATAATTGCCATATTTTTTTATTTGCTTCTAGTTGATTATTATATATTTTCGGTGATGTTATTAATTTGCCATTATGATTTATTTCTATAAAACATGATTTTTTACCTTTTATTGGCTTTATATAAATCTTAATATTATTTTCAAAACACCAGGATTGTTCTTTTAAACAAACATTCACCTTTCATTATTTTCTTTTAATAGAGCAAATCCTAAATATAAATAATTTATTGCATCAGCATATCTGCTTTCAATTGGTTCAGCTTGATGCATTCCTGGATTATGGGCATGTGATAATATAGCTTGAATGTGTTTGTTAAAAAACACACCCCATACTTCCATAGGTTGTAATCCTAATTGTTCTGCTGTTTTCTTAAAATTAGCCAATACATCTTTATTTTTATTAGTGTATTCTGGTTGTTTTTCTGACATTATTTTTGATGCAAACTTGTTTAACATTTTTTTTACAATAATTAATTCACTTTGTGTCATAATATTAATTTTAAAAAGGAATATCACTATCCTTGATTATTTCAAATTTTTTGTCTGATTCTTTAACAATTTTATAAATTCCACCATTTTTAAAATCTGGTGCTATTTCAAATGACCCTAACTGACCATTTTCTTTTCTTTTTACTTTTTCAATATATATATTTACAGAATCCGATCCATATGATGTTTTTTGACCAATATTTCTGTAAACTATTAAACCATTATATGCTTTATTAAAAAAATCTGCACTACCAGAAATATCATAAAGAGTAGGTTTTTTATATTGTCCGCCCTCTGATTCTATTTTTCTAGGATGTGCTACTAAAAATAAATGTGTTTTAGTTTGTTGGCAAAATTGTGTTAATTGGCTTAATGTTTTACCAATATAACTGTGATCCCTTTGTGCTGAATGATCTAACATATTCCAAGGGTCTATTACACAAACATTAATACCTTTTTGTAATACTAATTGTTTAAATGCTTCAAGTATTGATTTTAAAGTTAAATTTTCTAGATCTATTTTAATCCAATAAAAGTGATCTTCAATAAAATCTTTAACATCATTAAGATCTTCATTATTACAATTTTTGCCTTTTAATTTATTAGCAATTCTTTTAATGTGGCCCTCATATGGAAAACTTTCAGGACTAAACATTGCACATCTAAAATCATGTTTTACAGCAATATTACAAAGAACTTGATCAAGCACATCTGATTTACCAGAATTAGGAATTCCACTTACAACTGACCATTCACCAAAACTCATTTTAAAATATTCATCACTACCATCAAGACCGATTGAAAAATTTTCAACTCCATTTTCATTATAATTTAAAACACTTTGCCAAAGATTATTAATATTTATAACTCCCTCAATAGGAAAGTTTTTTGCATCTTTTATTTTATTTCTTAAAAATTCTGCACCTTTTTTTACTAATATTTCATTAGCATCTTTATATTCGTCAAAATCTACATACTTACATCTATATGTACCCAATCTTCTAGCTAATTCATTTCTCAATGCTAAACCAGCTTCATCATTATCTGTACATAAAATAATTTCTTTCTTGTCTTTGAAATATTTATAACAATTATCTAGATATTCTAGTTTTTGATTTCCTTTACTTGCGCCATTAGGTACTGAAACAACACTATATAAACCAGCTTCATGCAAACTTAATGCATCAATTTCACCCTCAACTATATAACAATGCTCTATATTTTTTATATTGTTTAAACCATAAAATATTAATTCTGCACCAGAAACCATAAAAAAGTTTTTAGATGCATCTCTGTATTTTACATTAATCAATTTATCATCCCTATAATAATTAAAATTTATACAAGATCTTTTTCTTTGTACTTGTGGAACATATTTGGTAGATTGTGTAATATTATAATGTTGTAATGTAGATTCACTTATGCCTCTATTTTCAAACCAAACTAATATGTTAAGTGATAAATCTATATCTGTTTTTACAGGTAAAATATATTCTGCTTTTTTCTTAAATTTTACTGATCCACTCCAACCACAATGATGACAATTATAAAGACCTTCATCAATATTTACTGCTAAACATGGATCTTTTTTATTTTTTCTTGTTGTTGAACATTTAGGGCAAGTTGTTTTTGTTTTACCTGTTTTCTTTTTTAATCTAATCCCTAAATTATATAATTCTTCGTTGTTGTCCATAATTTTTTTTAAATATAAAAAAATATTTTAAATATTTAAATCTTTAATTGATAATAATTTGATTTTTTCTAAAACATAAGCACTAACTCTTGTCATTCTTATATTGTTTTTGTTAAATATCATTTTATTTGTAGCAAAACCTTCAAATCTATATTTAGGATATTTACAACTGAATAAAACAAAAAGATCACAATTTGATTTTGCATATTCTGGGATCATTAAAGGGTTGTTTGGATTCCTATTTACTTTAACATCTATTGTATAACCTTTCCAAATTGCATCATATAAATCAGTGCCTTTCACTTTGCTAGTGTTTTTTATTTCAAAATCTGGGAATATGTTCATTTCTCTACAAAAAATAAATTCAGCACCAAAACCAGCAACATTTAATTCAACTGAACTTTTTTCTGCAACTGTTCTGTGTCCATTCCATTTAGTGTTTTCTTTGTTTTTTTGTCTTGCTTCTGCAACTTTTTCTACAATAAACCTTTCAGTTATATTTAAATAAAATATTTCACCTTTATGCATTTTTTTTCCAATTTAATATTTCTTTAATTTCATAATCAGTTAAAACTTGTTTTAAATTAAAATTGTTTAATACACCATTTTGTGTAACAGCAACTAAAACTTCTTTACCATTTTCTACATGTATAGCATAATTTTTAATGCCTTTAATTTTATAATAAGATTTAGGTTTATTAGCTGATTTGTATATCTGTAAAAATCTGTATAAGTATTTAATGCCATTTTTGTCTTTATTTCTTAATTTCAATAATGTCAAAAAATGTTCATTCCAAAAACTGTCTCTTCTTATATGTTTAACTACTAAATAAAGATCAGATAATTTAATTTTTTCAATTCTTTCTATTTTATCTAAACAATCTATCCATTTATCTTTTTGATTTTTTGATTTTGGTTGAAAATTTGTAGGAAACAATTCTACAAAATGTGGGTAAATTTTAGTTTCAATTTTTTTATAACTAATATTACTTTCTATATAAGTATTATTATTTATATTAGTATTACTTTGTGGTTGATTTTCTAACTCTAGGTTTTCTGTCATAAGGTTTTCTGACTTTAGAGGATTGTCATGTAATATATAATTAATGCCTTTTATTTTGCCATTTTCATAAACCCTTTTTCTTACTAAATACCCTTTATCAATCAATTCATTTAATTTAGATCTAATTGCAGATTTATTTTCTTTAAAATGACCAATAATAAACTCAATATTTATTTTTTGTTTACTATCATGACTAAATAACCAAGCATAAAGACCAGTTGCGCCAACTGATATGCCTTTATCTCGAAGTATGTAATTAGGTATTATAGTAAATTTATCAAACCTTTCTGGTTTGATTATTACATTGTATTTCATATATATAATTATAGTTCTTCTACTAATCCCATCATTTTATCACAAAAAATTCTTAATTCTTTGTAAACATAATAGAATTGTTGGTATGTAATTTTCTCATCCTCATGTAAATGCCACAATAAATCTATCAAAATATTAAATTCATTTTCTGTTGCTTCACCAATATATTTGTAATCATAAATAAAATTTTCTGTTGAAGATTGTGTCCATCTTACTTTTTGATCAACCTCTGCAAAATATATTGATTTACTTTTACTCATCTTTAAAATAACTGTCTATTAAATTAATAATTTGATCAAAATCATTTGACCATGTAGCTTTCCAATTTAATTTATTTAAATCATCTATCCATTTTTTTTGACTTTCCGTTGGCTTATTATAACCAACTTTTAACTCAATTGCAAGTCCATTATATTTTTTATTTGGATTAAAAATCATTATATCTGGAATGCCTGGCTTTGCACCTAAATATTTCATTTTATATCTTTCAAATGGAGATCTTTTACCTTCATTTGAAATATGACTAAAAACTGCATAAGGATATGTAAATGCAATATAACGCATTACATTGCTTTGTAATTTATCTTCTTTTCCTAAATACTTTTTAAATGGGTTAGTCATAAAATTTATTTGTAAATTTAAAAAAATTTATTCAATTTCTGCCAATCTAATTATTGTTTGTTCTAAATCTAACACTTTTGCCTTTAATAAATCATTTTCTATTAATAAAACATTATAAGAAACAACTATTTCCTTTAAAGATTTATTTGAATAATTATAATTAGATAAATTTAATTTATGCAATATTTCATTGTATTGTTCTTTACATTCATTATTGAATTTAATCATATAAGGCAATTGATTTAATGAATATAAAACAGTAGCATGATTTTTATCTAAACTATTGGCTATTTGTAAAAGCGTATTATTACCAAATTCTCTGCAAAGATAATAATAACAAGCCCTAGCAAAAACGTAATTAAACTTCCTTGTTTTGTTAGAAATGTCTATTTTAAAATATGATTCAATTAATTCTCTGTATTTTTTCATTTTATTTGATTAAATAAGATCCATCATTTGCCATATAATCTGAATGATATAGTTTAATCTTGTTATTTATTTTATATTCAAACCAGTCATTAAATGCTTGTTTGTACATTTTTCTGCCATATTCAATTAAATCATTATCTAAAGTATAAACTACAACTGTAAATGGATGATTTACTTCACATGCAATAAATTTAAATTCTTTTACGCCTAGCATATCCATATAAAATGCAGCTTGTAATGAATAATAAAATTTTCTTACATCATTTCTAAATGATTTTGGAGATGCGCTTTGCGTTGTTTTTACATCTGAAATAAACCCAGATACATGATTAACAACATCTGGCCTAACTCTTACTGGTAAACCATTATATTTTAAATAATGAGATAATTCCTTTTCACCTTTACAATATTCAACTGCTAATTTGTTTTTTTTAAAATTTTCAACTATTTTTTTTATTCTAAAGTGATCATAATGTGATAAACATATTCGTCCATCACTTTTTTCTTCTGCTTCTTTTTTTAACAACTTGCCCTCTTTAGTTCGAAGATCTTTAATTTCTGGCATTGGGTAATATGTATCATAAAATATTTCTGATTCTAGTAATGCAGTGTGTACTGCTGTGCCAAAAGCCATTGATGGCGTTTCATTCCATTTTTTATTAATAAAATGATAAACACTGTTCTTTGCGATTTCTTTTAATCCACTTGCAGAAATAGAATCATGTGAATGATAATGTTCATTGCTATCATTAACGATTTTAATATTATTGTCCATAGATAATTAATTTAAGATCTGAATCATTATAACACTCTTGATTTGGAAAATTTAAGTGTCTGTTTATAATATTTGCGCTAGTGTTTTTATTTTCTTGATCTTTATAAATCATTATAAATGCCGTAAATAATCCTATATTGAAAGCAAAAAATGATAAAAAAGTCATTTTAATAATTTTGTTAATTTTTAATTTCATAATGTTATATTAAATAAAAAAAGGCAGTTTTTCAACTGCCCTCTTTTCAATGTTACTGCTTAAAAAGGTAAATCTGTACCTGATGCCGTATCTGGTTGTGCAACTGGATTGTCTTTTTTATATGGATCTGATATTGATAATGATAGAAATTGATTTCCATTTTTATCTTGTTTAATCCATCCAGCTACTTCTTTATCAGTACCATCTTGTAATTTGACAGACCCTTTGTAATCTGGTTGTCCATCCTTTTCTTTGTACTGATTTTTAAAAATTGAGCCATTTCCTGGCTTGTGTTCATAATTTGCCATAATTTATAATTTATATTGATTTGAATTATTATTTCCTTGATTATTGATTGCATTTGTCATCTCCTCAGCTGAGGCAATAGCAGTGTCAATTCCAATACCCAAGTAACCTAAAGCCCTACCTAATGCTGAAGTAAACCCATTTTCTAGAAATGAAGTTTTATTTATATATGATGAATCCCTATACTCTTGAGCATGTGCAGAGGAAATTACATTGTTTTTATCATCTAAAATAATGACTTTAAAAACACCCTCTTTTTCATTTAACTCGGCAAGTTCTTCAACTATTCTCCAACCTTTAAATATTGCTTGTTTTCTAAAATATATTAGGCGTTCATTTACCGTAATATATTGTTTGCCTTTTATTGATACTGATTTCATAAATTAAATTTTTTAAATTAAACGATTTACTGATTCAAAACCCACTTCTTTTAAAATTTGAATTTCATCTACTGTAAATTTACCTGGGTTATCTAACCTTGATGCCAAAGTAGGCATCGTACATTTTAAAATCTCACAAACTGTATATCTTTTCATACCTAGTTTTTTAAGATCCTCATCAAAATAATATTTAAACATAGTAATAAATTTAGGGGCTAAAATATAAATAAATTTTAAAATAAAAAAATTTTTTACAAAAAAAAGGGGGGTAATCGAAGAAATGACACCCCCCTAGCAGCAAACAGGAAAAGAAAATTTTTACTCTGATGTAACTCTAAATTTGCAACTTAAATCATCATCAGAATTAGGCATGTGTGCAATAATACTTGCTTCTGCTGATTTTACTTTATACTCTAATCCATCTAAATAACATGATTCTGGATCTTGATTGTTTGTAAAATCAAACCAAATCCTATTGTGCATAGACAATGGAATTTTAATTTCATTTCTAAATGTTCCCTCGTATCTAACTTGAAAAATTCTGTTATCATTCATAATATTTTGCAAATTATTTTTAAATACAGTGTTGCCATTTGCATCTCTTGTTCTATATGAATAAGGTTCTATTATACCAGGGTTTCCTGTTGCAAAATAATAAGTTCCATCAATGTTTTTTTCATCACTATAAACATTAGTTGCAGACGTTCTTTCAACAAATTCTATATAATTGTTTGGTATATTTCTGTTGTTATCTGGTTCAGAGCTTACACCAGATGGCTTAAAATATCTACCGATAACGCCAACATTGTCAAAATAAATATCTTCAACAGCAGTGCCAGAATAAACACAATTATAAATTTGTATGCCTATTTGTTCATTAGTTAAACCAGTTGGAAAATTCTCACCAGTAATATTTATGCTTATTTCTTGCCAGTTATTAAATATTTCAATAGTTCTTGTTATTGTGGTATCTGTTGTTGTCCATTCAGCATTTACGTCATCCCAATAATAAAAGTTAGGTGGCGCACTGACTACAACTTTAAATTGAACATCTAAACTCACTAAACTATTTGCATTTTTATCTATAAACACACTAAATCTTGCACTTACGCCAGTCATCCATCTTTTCCAACTCTGTGCAGTTTGACCGACATAATCTGAATTAAACATTAATGTTTCACCAGTATTTGGTGCATTAACTAGTTTTATTGCTTTTCTACCTTGCTGTGTAAAATCATCTGTTGTTAAACTTGCATAAGAAGTTGTAATCCAACCATAACTGCCATACTCAAAACCAACATTTCTTGTAAAATGATAAACCCCATTTTGGCTTGTTTTAAACGTATATCTCGCTTTATTTAATGGTTGTATATATTCTCTAATTAAATCACCGCCAATGTTTTTAAATTGATCAGGAACAACCCTTAATCCATCCAAATCACTACTTGATTGATAAATACCATCAGAATTATAAATATCAGTTTGAATTTCTTCAGATTTATTTGTATCTAAATGCGAAGTAATATCAGATCTAATACCACTAACAGTACCACCGCCATTATGTGTGTCAAAAATATCTTCTTTTACATCTCTTGCAAAAATGTTTGATGCTTCTACAATATACCATCTGCCAAAACTTTGAAAT